ATTTGGTAAGCCTTCCTTTTTTAACGTCTTGATTTCACCAATGACCAGTTACCAAAAAACCTGTGAGGTTACACCTCTATTTTTGCCTACTTGACCCTTATTCTATTCATCGTCCCTATAGGGTACAAACTTGCCCTTTGATGAATACCCCAAGGTCTAATCAGATCCGTAGATTTAACCAACGCGTCCGTTGTACTAATTAGACCAAGGACAAAGTAGCACCTCTCGGATACTACCCCTATCTATCTACTTGGTCATATGATTTGATCAGTAAGAACTTACCCAAATAATTAGAATGTAATATATATAAAGAATACAAGAAAATAAGTCAAGCATTAAGATATCGAATATTCGATTTTTTCTGTTGACATTTATGTTTGGTAGTTTAGAGTGTTTCTGTGGTTAAATAAATAGCGTGCTTAACTTTTCGTGGACTGACTTTAATTCTAGGTGTCACCACGTACCGATACTAGATAACGGCAGAACAGGTTTATTTGACCACTTTAAAAATACTTTAAACTATGGCTAAAGCACTCTACACTTTACAAGAATTTAATCTACATGATGGTGATCATGAATATACCCTTAATCTTATATTCAAAACTAAAGATCACCTTAGATGGACAGATAAAATTCTAATTGAAAAAATGTTTGGCGGTAAGGCAACGCAAGATGAGGATAAGTATGAGACTTGGTGGACAAGTGATGATCGCATGTGTTCATTGGGACATCATCATTTAATATCAGCTAACACAAAAAAACTTTTAAATCGTCTTGGGATTTATTAAAGTACACAAAAATCACCCCAAAAACTAAAGTCAAAATAAAAATATTTTGTCAACCCCCTAAAACCTAGTAAAATAGCACCTTATTTAAGGTGTAAAGTTAGTCCTAGTACTTGACAGACTATCCTATAATACATAGGTTTAGACCATATGTACAAAACGAGGAGGATATAATGCGTAATATATTTGGATGTCTATTCTATGGTGGGGTAATTATCCTAATGGTCTATCCTATAATTTTTTCTTGACATGATTGCTTGAACATGATAATCAGATCCTGATAATTTTAATTAAGGAGAACTATTATGACCCAAGAACATCACGAAGAATTAAAAGATCATCGAGATACAAAAAATAAAGCTGAAGCATATGAACGTAGGAAAAATAAAGTTGAACCTACTGGGGCATCATCTTCATATAAAGATCCTAGTTTAAATGAACTAAAAGCTGATCATAAACATTTTCTTTATAAACATAAAGTTAGTTCAACCCTTGAAGATTTAGTAAAGAAAATAAATGGTTTACTAAAATCATGACCATAGAAAATAAAAAGCCTGAGCCTACCATCAACGACCCCTTAACAAATTATCTTGAAAATGTAAGTAAAGAACCCGACTGGCAATACTTTGGATTACGAAAGAAAGATGTTTCATCACAGATATCGGATGACCTTACATATTTTATTAAAGCTGACGGTGTTCCTTATGATATGATAGTTAGGCTTAAGAAACAAATTGATATGGCTAAGGCTATGATCAATGCAAACTTTAAGAAGACAACAAAAATTCTTGAGACCGAAAAGATACAAGAAGGTAAGACTAATATTTCTACATAAAGTTATGGTTGGACTATATCTATTAGGCTTCCCTAAGGGAACAAAAAAGCATAACATATTTTTACAAAATTGTCAATGAATACTTTAAATCACAACGTAAGTAATATCAACAAGGGAGGTTTTCTTATTGGAGCAGAGGAAAATCTTGCCAAAGCCATGCTGGAACGTGCTTTGATGGATAGTCTTGGTAGCATAGGCAGTGTAAATTTTTGTTCCAAAGATCAGTTAAGTGTTATGCAAAGTCAGGCGAGGGATTTCTTTAACACAAGCAAACCAAGATTTAGATTGATGTGTGATATAGCAGGAACAGATCCCGACTACATAGTAACGCTACACAAGAAGTTACTTCATCATTACGAACGCGGGCATTTAAAAAAACTTAGTCTTAAATTAGTGATAGTAAAACTTATTAATCATTTATAAATTATGTTTGAATTATTTATATTTTTATTTACTGACTTTGATGCAAGGGTTGGTGTAAAATATTTATTAAAGGAAAAATTTATAGACTATCAATCCTGTGAAGAATACGTTGATGAGCATGAAGTTAATTTTCATTATACTATTAATAAAAAAGATTATAGAATAGGCTTTACTTATTGTAAGCCAACAGAGAAAGGAAAAATAAATGAGCCAACCTAACGAACCACCACTGGCTTTCGAATCTTGGACTATTACTGTGGATCTAAATGATGGAACGAATATTAAAATTGGATCGGCAGATTTATTTACAGAACATGAAGGTCTCGCTAATGAAATACAAGAAATTGTTGATGAGCATGTTGAGGTACATCTAGATCATATGCGTGGAAAATATTCGGAGGGATAAATAAAATCAAATTCTAATGATTATTTAAATGCACAAAATACGGAGGCATTTGGTAATTATGTTAAGTATGAAATCAAAAAAAATAAAAACTAAAACTTATATCGTAGAAATTAGTAATGTTGAAAAAGAAATAACGGCAAATGATATCAAAGAAAGTTTAAAGAGTGCCTTAAATTACGGCATCGGTGATCCTGAAAATATTTGGAAGTTTAAAGTTACAACCAAGAAAAAATAAAATCATTGACAGATTAAAAAATTTCTGATATACAAATATCTTGTGAAAAGATATAAAATTAGACTGTATGGTCATGGTGTTCATGGCACAGTTAAAGTTTCCCTCAAGTCAGAGCCAACAATAAAAATGGTTGATTATATTAATCATGTAGCTGGGGTGTGCGTTGAAAAAGGCTATATGAAATTGGAAAAGGATACGTTCTTTGCTGATAAACGTGTAATAATTACCTACGAAGAATTATTTAATGAAGTTAAAAAAGAAAAAGAATTAATTTTGGGAAGTTGGGTTTGAATTACCAACAGCAACTGGCAGTTGTCGAAGGACTTTTTATTCCTCCCGATACGGAAATGCGAAGTGATTGTCCTTTCTGTCACAACAAGAATACTTTTATTGTAAGTACAACTGATAATAAATTAAGCTGGTATTGTTTCCATGTTTCTTGCAGTGCTAAGGGGGATAAACAAAAAGAAAAAGATATGCAGTATGTAGCCAAGACATTCAGACAAACCCAAGATGATACCCCTAGACAATTTAATGTTCCCGATAGTTTTAAATCTGTGCATTCAAATGAAAAAGCAAAACAATATCTACATAAGAATAATTGTTGGGAAGCCGTTGCCTGGGGTCGTGCTGATATTAAGTATGATGTTAAACAGAATAGAATTGTCTTTATGATTAAAGATCCTAAGGATAATAAATATGCAGGGGCTGTAGGTCGGGGACTTAATGCTCAAGTATATCCAAAGTGGTATATGTATACGGATAAAAGTATTCCTTTTAAATGTGGCAAATGTGATGATGCAGTTATCGTTGAGGATTGTGCATCCGCCTGTGCGGTATCTAATATTCTTACAGGGATTGCTATCTTGGGAACATCCTTAGTTAATAACCATAATAAATATATTAAACCATACAAAAAACTATACGTTGCTCTTGATCCTGATGCTACCTCTAAGTCATTTAAGATTGCAAATGAATTAAAATTTCAAGGCTTTACAGATGTTTATGTTAAACATTTAAAGGATGATCTAAAGTATTTTAATACTGAACAAATCAAGGAGATATTCTATGGTTGACAAAACGCTTCATGAACTTGCTAAAGAAAATCCTGATAAAACTTATCGTGAATTAACAGAGATGCAGGAAAACTCACGACCTAAACAGGAAGTCACAGTTATTAAAAAGGATCATGTTGATTCATCACCAGAAATGAGAGATGCTAAAAAAGAAATAACTAAATTAAAAAAAGAAATTTGTGAGTTAAGACAGGATAACAGAAGGTTAGCCCATGAGGTTGAAGATAAAGTTAATCGAATAAGAAAGTTAGGATTCTAATATGAAATGTTTTTTACTTATGAGCTATGATGTTGAGGTTGAATCATGGATGATTC